GACAAAGCCGGTATCGACCAGCCCGTCGAAGATGGAACCGCCCCGGCGCAGGTCGCCCCACTCCTTCAGTGCCCAGTAGATGACCGGGATCGCGAAGCGCCCGGCAGCGAACCACGCCGCTACGTCCAGCGGCGCGAGGCTGGCCCCCAGCAGGGCATGCCCAACGGCGATCAGCATCACGTAATACGCTGGCTCATCGGGCTTGGACGGCTGGACGATCTCGCACCAGATGGAACGAAGCGCGGCCCTCACTGGACCGCCCCGAGGAACTGCGCCAGCGCGGCCTCGATCGCACCCACGTCCGATGCACCCTCGATCGCGACCACCGCCCCCAGCCGGAGGGTTTCGAGCTGGGCGGCGGTAAGGCGGAGCATGGCGGCCATGTTGACGTAGACCTGCGCCACCTGATCCGCGTCATCGGCGGTGATGCCGATCTCGGCAGCGACCAGCGGATAATCGGCGATTTCCGGGGCCTCTGCCGCCAGCCAGTCCACTGCCTCGCGCTCTTTCAGCAGGTAAAGCATTTCCTGCCCCGGAATGACGGTGATGAAGCGCGCCCGGATCGCACCCGAGACGGCATTCACCTGCTGGATTGCCTCGGACCGCAGCGCCTCCAATTCCGCCGCCAGATCAGCAGGCGTGCGGGGGTCGATCCATTCCTCTGACGTGTAATCGAAAATGGCCCAGTCGCCGGGTTTCGCTGGGTATTCGACAAAGGAGCCATCCCGCCAGTAAACGCCCTGCGTGATTTGCTCGTCTGACACCGGGAAGGAGATGGTATTTCCAACGCCCTGCATATGCGCAACGTCAGATGGGCACTTTCCGCTTTGCAGGATTTCCCCGCGTTGGTCCACCACGACATATCGCGTGTTTTCAGCCATTTGCGCTCACCTCTTGAATTGCGTGACAGAGATGAACCGTTCGGAGAACGTGCTGCTAAACTCTGGCGTGCCACCACCACCGCCAGAATAGAAAGCTTGGAACTGTATCTGATAATTGGTCAGCCCAGAACCTGCGTCGTCGTCAACTGCAATTCTGACTGCATGGCCGCCTCCTGAACCCCATTGTTTTATCAGGGTGCTGTTTCTGTATAGATACATGATCATGGTTGCGTTGGGGGCCGCGGTAGTGAATGCCGAAATGAGTATCTGGGACGAGTGGCCAACCGAACGATTGATGGTGGCACTCACACCAAATAGCCGCCCGCTTCCGCTGCTGAACGTAACCCTGTCGGGAATTTCGCCGTAGGCGCTCACCGTGACCGCGTTCCCACGTATTTGCAGCGTATCAACGGAAAGATCTGCAATCGCGCCATTCGCGGCAGTGATCGAATTGGCTGCCATCGCATCGGCGGTTACCTGCTTGGCCTTGATGTGCCGCGCCTCGATCGCGTCCGTGTCGATCTTCACCGCCGTCACCGCGTTGGCGAGCAGCTTGTCGGTCGTCACCGCCCCCGCCGCGATCTTCGATGCGATGACCGCCGTTGCAGCAAGGGCATCGGTGGTGACGGCCCCGGCGCTGATCTTGTCCGCCGTGACCGCGCCGTTTTCAATCAGAACTGCGCCGTTCACGCGGCGGGCGGACATTTGGTTCATGAAGACGCCGCCAGACTGGCCGGAAGTGGAGCGGCGCACGTATCCGAATGACACATAGGCCGCGCCTTCGGGGACAGTGAACGTGTGGTCGAGCGGTTGCGGCGAGACGCTGCCGTAAACCTTGTCCGGCGACGATGAAGCCGTTGGACCGCCCACACTTGGCGTGGAATACCAATAGGCAATCAGTGCCATCGTGGCATATGGCGTCGTGCCAGTCGCCCTGACGACCGCAGACACATACCATTGTTCGCCAGGATTGACCGGGATAGGCGTGCTCGGCTGAACGCGGACGCCAGTTCCGGCAGTGATCGTATCTGCAATCACCACCGCCGTGGGGCGTTGCATGTTCGAAGGTGTGGGTTGCCTGCTGATGCCCGAGGTGGTTCCGAGGAGGTTCCAATATCCAGAGTTTTCGGCGCTATAGTCCGGGTCGAGGATAAGGTTGGTGAAATCCATCACCAGCAACTGCTTCGCCGTAATCGCATTGGCCGCGATCTGATCCGCGCCCACGGCCCCGGCTTGGATTTTGCCGACCGTGACCGAGTTAGCCGCCAGCTTCTCCGTCGTGACTGCGAGCGCGTCCAGCTTGGCCGTCGTCACCGCGCCCGACGCGATCTTGTCGGCTTCAACCGCACCGGCGGCCAGCTTCGCCGTCTCCACGGACCCGGCTTGGATCTTGACCGCCGTGACAGCGTTCGACGCGATCTTGTCTGCAATGACCGATCCTGCGGCCAACTTTTCCGTCTCGATTGCGCCCGCCGCGACCTTCGCCGTCGTCACCGCGCCATCGGTGATCTGCGTGCCCGTGATCTGCCCCGTCAGCTTTGCCGCCGCCACCGCCGCAATCTGGTCGTTCGTCAGCTGCCCCGTAACCTTCGACGCCGCCAGTCCCTCAATCTGCGCGCTGGTGATCGTGCCGGTAATGTCCGCTGACGGCACCGCAGCGGTCCAGCCCGTGCCGGTGTTGCGATACAGCTTGTTGTCGGTCGTCAGGAAGACCAGCCGCCCCTTGGTGTGCGGTGCGCCCGGCAGCGCGTCCAGCACTTCCGCCGGGCGGATGCCCTGCGCGAACTTTGCGATGGTGATGGCCCCATCGGGGATGCCCGCATAGATCGTCGTGACCCACTGCCCCGCCGCCGCGTCCCAGCGATACAGCACGCCCTCCGGCAGCTTCATCACGATCTGGTTCGGACGGCCCGTCGCGGGCAGCGTCGTGACAGCTTCGATCCCGGCCTGCGCGGCAATGTCGCGCATTTCGTCGAAAACCTCTTGGGCAATGTCGCGCTCGCCGAGACCGACATTCGGCGCAACGACCGCCAGCCAGACACTCCAGATATTGTCGAACGCCTTGCCCACCATCCGCGCGCGGACCTGATAGGCCTCGTTCGGCAGAATCCCCTCAGCGATGACCAGCCGCCCCGCCATCACATCGGTGATGCTGCCGCGCAGGAGAGGATCGGTCGCGCCCGAAAGCCGGACCTCCCATTCCAGACCATCCACGTCCTGTAGATCGTCGGTGTCCCATGTCAGCAGCAGCGCCGGGCGCCGCGCGACGCCGTCGGCATCGGTGATGATCAACGGGGAAACCGCGAAATCCCCCACCTCGACCACCACCGGCCCGGTCCAGATCGGCGGCTTCGGCGCATAGGGCAGCTGGAACCCCGGCTCCCAGTCGTAATCCGCCGGATCGCGCTCGCGCAGGCTGGCCGTCACAAGCTGGGTGACAGGATCAGTCGTGGTCTGCACGACCTCGAAGATTTTGTCCTCGTAGCCGTTCCGCTCGCTCGACCATGCCAGCGCGTCCAGCGGCTCCAGAACGCCATAATCCGGCGGCAGGGTCACGACATGGCGGCGGAAGCGGCGCTCTTCCTCCACATAGGCCCGCGCGAGGCGCTGGTTCTGCGCCTGATACGGGGCAGCGGGCAGCGACAGGTTGGCGATCAGCTCGCGCCCCTGATCCTGCGCCGCATAGTCCGCGCGCACATGGATCGGGGCCTCCACGGCCTGCCAGCCGCTCGCCGGATCGGGAAAGCTGATGCTCGCGCCGTTATAGGTCTTGTCGAGGCCGGGGAACTGCTCGTGCGTCTGCTCCTGGCTGATGATGATGTCGTCATCGGTCAGCCACGCCACCGGCACGCCGGGCGCGCCGACGCGGATCTTCCACGTCCCGCCCATCTCGGTCAGCTGGATCGACGCGGCGCTGCATAGTTCCTCGATCACCGAGGCCGGTTCATCCGCGACGGAAATCTCGTAGCTGGTGCGCCACGCCTTCTCCGACCCGCCCCCTGCCAGCGCAACCGACGCGTCACAGGCGTTCATGCCCGCGAACCACGACGATGTCGGCAGTTGCTCCGCCCGCGCGCGCCCGCCATAGACCCGCCCGCCGGGCAGAGAGATGCCTCTCAGAAGGTTGTAGATTTGAACGGCGGTGTTCTCGGTCCGCTCATAGGTCGCGGGCTGGCCCCACCGATGCGCGCCACTGCCGCCCGCCGTGCTGTCCTTGCGCGGGTCGTAGAGCGGGATGCCGTCCACGATGAACTGCACCTGCGGAAAGCCCGAGAACAGCGGCTGCTCCAGCTGGAACGTCACGATGGCATAGCTGATGCCCGCACCGATCATGCTGGACGTCCACGGGCGCTCCGGGTGGTTCCGGTATCGGTTCACCAGCCGCCCATCCGCCACCGTCTGCGTGCCGTCGACGAACCGCACCCAGCAGGCAATCGTATCGCTGCCGTCGATCCGAACCTCGCGCCCGTATTCGCGCCGCTTGCCCGCCGCGTCGTTCGCGCCGCCGAAGTTGGTGGAGCCGTCCCACGGGATTTCCGTGCCGAGGATTTCCGTCGTGCGCCCGTCGATCAGCAGCCCTGCGAGCCCCTGCCCCGGCGCGCCGCCAAGGTGGATGACGTATTGCAGATACGGGTTCGGTGTTTTGTGGCCGGACCGGGAATGGGTATAGGGCGGCGCGACAGCCGCCCCCGCCGTCGCATATCGCCCGAGGATGAAGCCGTCAGGGTTGATGTCGCCGCGCGCGGTGCTGCTGGACCGAATGCCGGGGTTCTTCTGCCCTTGCGGCTTCACCAGCGCCTGGGACAGAGCCGACAGAGCCACGGACGTCAGCAGCCGCCCGGTGATGCCGGTCGTCAGAAACGATCCGAGGCCCGCGAGGGAAACGCCGCCCGTGAAGGCTGCGAAGCCGATGGCTGCCGCGCCGACGAGAACCTTTGCCACCTTCGACATCAGCGCACCTCGAACACGCGCAGCGCCTGCGCCATATCGACCACGCCGAAGCCGCGCTCGGTCAGCACCTGCACGTGATCGCCAGCGCAGATGCCCAGCGCCAGCCCATCCTCGCCCTCGACCACGGCGATATCACCCGGCATGGCATCCGCGATGCTTGCCCGCTCCGGCAGATGCGCAGCGATCAGGGCGACATGGTCGTCATAACCCAGCTTGCGGACCTGCCGCAGCCCGCCCGCATAGGTGCGATAGCGTCCGGCCAGCCCTTCGCTGATGTCGCGCCCCGTCGCGGCCAGCACCCAACCCGTCGCGAAGGTCGCGCAGTCATGCTGCCCGAGCTTGAACGGCATGCGCGCGGTGGAGCGGATGTAATCGTGCAGTCTCATTTCGCTCCCCACGGATCGCCCTTCGACCCGCTGATCTTCGCGTATTGCAAGAAGGCGTCATTCGGCGCGCGGGCGCGCAGGCTCTCGTCCGACCGCTTGATCGCCAGCGGGCGCGTCAGAAGCGCGGCGTTGGACAGCACGCGCATGCCCACCGTCGCCTCGCCTCCGATCTGCGGGGTGGTTATGGTCACGGCATCGACTTCACCGTCCACGACCATCTCCGGCGCGGCCAGCAGCGCCCCTGTCTCGGTCGAAAACTCGGCCCGATGGATCTCGCACGGGGCCAGACGGACCTCATAGCCTCGGATCGCCAACTCAACCTCCGGCGCGATGCCGGAAAGGCTGATCTGATGCTGCCGAACTTCCATGCCGACGCCCTGCACGATCTGATCCAGCGCCAGCAGCCCGCCCGCGCCGTAATAGAGTCGGGACGCCCCGCCAACCGTGAACTCGCGGTGATCGTCGCCGGTCCAGAAGCCGATGGGAGACGCGGCCCCCGTCTCCCGGTCTTTTGCGCGCACCCAGACGAGGTGATGCGAGATGATGCCCGCGCGCTCTGCACGAGCGGCGGCGATTGCTGCGGGAATGGCGCGCATGGTTACCGGAGGGTCTGCTGGATATCGAAGGAGATGCCGGTGATCAGGTCGCCGGGCTGCGCGGTCCCGGCGTTCACGCTGCCGGGCACGATCAGCGCCTTGAACCACGGCTGCACCACGCGCACCGCCGCGCCCACAGCGGCACCGGGGCGGATGTTCGGCGTAACCTCCAGCAGTCCGCCGTTGTTCGCGACGACGCGGTGGAAGGCGTATCGGATCGGGTTCGTGCCATAGGTGAAGGACAGCCCGTCGCCCGGCTCCAGCGTGCCGCCGCTCAGACGCATCTCGCGGCTGTTGGTGCTGATCGCCGCAATGGTCAGGCCGGTCGTGGCACCCGCAGCCGGCCGGTCCACCGGATACGGCGTGACCAGCAGCGTCCGCCCCGGCTCGCGCAGAACGTTCAGCCGCGCCCGAACCGCCTCTGCCTGCCGCGCGGTCATGGGCGTCAGGTTCACCGACCCCTGCCACAGCCGCGCGCCAAGGCCCGCCGTCAGGACCGATCCGCCCGCCGTGCGCCCGCTGACCTGCATTGCCTCGCCCAGATCGAGCGAGCACGACGACACGGGCAGACCAGCGAAGAAGTCGGCGGCGAGGGGAAACACCAGCGCCATCAGCGGAACCTCGGGTTTTGGTTGATCTGCTGGAGGCGCTGCGGCATCGCCTGATCGTAGGACGATACCACCGCCGAGGCCGTGGCCGCCGAACGGCGATCTACGAATGCGGTGAGGTTGCCGGACTGCGGGTCAATGCCGACCGTCACATGCACGTTCTCACCGCCGCTGGCATTGTCGGCCATGCGCTTGCTGATGTCGTGGGGGATGATCTGGGTTCCGCTCGGCAGGTTCATCAACTCGCCGCCGCGCTCGTTCACCCACGACCAGCCGCCGCGCCAGTTGTTCGTGCCGTTGGCGTTGCTGCCGATGCCAAACAGGCCACCGATGAACCCGCCAAGGCCGCCCCCCTTGCCTCTCGACCAGAGGGCATCGAACGCTGAACTGGCGGCCATCTCAGCGAGGCTGGACAAGACGCTGCTCAGCACGTCGCGGAACTCCCCGCCCCGCGCGGTCAGGTCGGCGAATGCGCGTCCGAGGGTGTCCTTCATCTGATCGCCAGCGACGTTGATTTCTTCAACCGTCTGCCTCAAAGGCTCCATAGCTGTTGCGGCGCGTCCTCCACCGGACGCAGCAGAGTTGCCCACGCCAGCCAACGCAGCGTTCAGACTGTCAGCCGCCGCAGCGGCCCCTCCGGTCGAAACAGCGGCCTCATCCACTGCCCCTTTCAGCGCGTCCACTGCGGCTTTGGTCCGTGTCATTCCGTCATAGACAGTAGCGGCCGCCCCGAATGATTCCGCAGCCCATTGCTGAACGCTCGCCGAGGCACCCCGCAGCGATTGAGAAATGGGGTTCGCCGCATTCAGCTGAAAATCCGCGCCGATACCGCTCAGCATCGAGTTGAACGGCCCCAGCATCGAGTTGATGAGGTTATCCCACTGGTCGAAAATCCACCGGAAGGCGTCGATAAATGATCCGGCGATTGCCCACGCCGCGCCCTTCAATATGTGAACCAGCGCCTGCCCGCCCTGCCCGATCTCAGCCCAGACGGAGTTCACGACGTCGCCGAGAAGGTTCATCGCATTGCCGAAGCCGCCCGCGCGCTGCGTGAGCAACATGAACTGGTGGACCATTTCTCCCGCGCCGACGACCAGAACGCCGATCCCAGTCCTGGCGATTGCCGTTCGCAACAGCGTCAGTGCGGCAGTGAAACCCCCGGTTGCGGCAGTAGCCGCGATGGTTGCCGCCCGATATGTGACCCAGCCGGCAGCCGCAGTCGCCGCATAGGTTGCCACCCGGCGCAGGTTGTCGGCCAGCAACAAGATCGCCTGCGCCACCCGGCCCGATGCGCCCGCCCCTTGATCCATCTGCCCGATAAACACCACGAAGCTATCGCGCAGCCGCCCGAGGGCTTGGCTGATCGTTGGCATCGTGCGACCGAAGGTTTCCTCCAGTTCGTCTGTCTGCGACAGGATCGCGTCGAAGAACTGTTTGGAGGTCAGGTTTCCGGCCAGCATGATCTGGCGCAGCTTCGCGACTGATCCGCCCGCCTCGTCGATGCCTTTGGCCGCCGCAAGGGCGATCGGATAAGCGCCCTCGACGATCGAGTTGAACTCCTCGGCCCGGACGATCCCGCCGCCCATGGCCTGCGAAAGCTGGAACAGCGCGCCAGCGGCTTCCTGCGACGATCCGCCGGCCTGAGCCAGCGCAAGGCCGATGTTCTCGGTGAAGCGGAACACGTCGCGCTGGTTGACGCCCAGCTCGTTCGCCGAGATTGCCATGCGCTGATACAGCTTGACCGTGGCATCCAGCGGCGCGCGGGTGCGGCCCGCGATGGCGTTCAATTCCTCCATTGTTCGGTTGACCGCCGCCTGATCGCCTTCCAGTGCCCGCAATGCGTTCTGCATCTGCGTGAACTGGTCAGCCGCAGCCGCCAAAGCGCCGACGCTGAACGCGCCGGCCATCGATGCGGCAAGCCCCCGGATCGTGGCCGCAAAGCCGTCCGCCTGCTTGGAGGCGTTCCTCAGACCGCCTTGGAAGGCCGCACTGTCAAGGCCCAAGGCAACCCGAAGGTTGCCGATCACGCTGCTTGCCATGTTTTACCTTGAGTTGAAGCCTCACATTGCGAATATCCCGCTGATTCCTATTTCGGATCAGTGGATGCGAGGAGATTTGCAATGAAGTGGTTGATGATTGCCGGGGCCTTTTTAGTCCCGTCTATGGCGTTCGCCCAAGAGGCTTGCTCAAACGGGAAGGACGATATTCTGCTGGTGACCGACTACTCGTCTGCTCTGGCAGACGGTTCGTTCATGAAGGAACTGCGGTTGGGTGTTTCTGTCGCCAACGTGTCGGATAGGTCTATCCGAATGGTGGATGGCAGCATCGTTTTTCAAGACGTTCTAGGCAGGGATATCCTTCGGATCGCCTTCAATCCTGACATGAAGATCGATGCCGGGGGCACTGTCGAACAAACAGGTATATACAGCAATCTGCGTCTAGCGGACGTTGCGAAAGAAGATGTCGTCATCTCTACATGTATCCGGGGGCTGGTATATGACGATGGCGAAGTGGAGAAGTTCAGGTGACTTCCGTAACCATCCTTCGAGCGGCGGGGCAGGCCTTGCTTCTTTCTGCCTCCTGCGCTTTCGCTCAATCCTCTGAGGCGGTTAGCCCAGAGTTTGAGACTGCCGGAATGCAGTTGGCCATCTCTGCGATGTGCCGCGCTCAATTTGGCGATAACGAACTATTTGATATCGCATTCCGCAACTTCGAAGAAGAAGCGAGGCGATTGGACGACCCCCCGAGCGATGAGCAAATCAAGCAGGCTCGCCACGAAATGGAAACCGCCGAGGCGACTGAGCCAAATCCTTTCGCAAAAGGCATATGCGCAAAACTGCGGGAGCACCTTATCCCGTTGGAGACGGCCCCCTGAGGGACCGTCCTATCTTTAAGCCGCCAGCGCCTGTGCTTCATTCCAAAGCGCGGGTGCCTGACTGTGATCCGGCAGTCCATGCTCTCCTCGGCACGTATTAGCGATGACCTTGCGGACAAAGTCGGCAGCGTTTTGCGCGGGCATCTCGATGATGTCGTCCGCGATTCGCCACATGCGGTCGTGCTGCGGCGTCCATTCGAAATCGTCCATGCCGCGCGCCTCATCGGAATTGATGAAAGCGTATAGGGCTGACCATTCACGAAACATCGCGGCGATCGGCGTTTCGGCTTGTTCCGCCGCGATGGCGGGTGTTGCGCCGACTAGCAAGGCGGCGAAGCCAGCGGCAGGTGCCGAGCGAAGAAGGTTGCGGCGGTTCATTTTGGCGCTCCCTCTTTCGAAAAGACGGCCGCCAGACGCGCAAGGCCTTTAGCCGTGACCATCATCTGCGGCTTCGTCACGTTCTCGCCTACTCGTTCGTCGAAGTAAGTGCGCGGCTTGTGGGTCAGGTAGCCCGCGTTTCGCTTATCAACGTAGGCTTGCAATTGGCCGACACCGTTCTGCCGAAACGCCCAGCCACGGGTTTCGAGCCAGCGAATGAACTTGCGCTCCGGCACCTCCAGAACCTTCGCCGCCTCGCGCACCGTCATCGACCCTTCCGAAGCGTCGAGGACGTCGAACGCATCAGCTTTCGGAGCCATCACTTCGACCTTCGCCTCAGCGATCTGGGTTCGCTGGGTGTAGCTCGCCAGAAGGGGCATCAGTTGAGCCGGGTCGTTCAGATCAATCGCGACCGGCTGCGATTGCGCCTTAAGGATTGCCTCCATCTTGTTGAAGGCTTCGAGGAAGCGGATCTTCCACTCCATCGCCTTCTCTCCGGTGAACCCCATAACGAGCATCGAATATCCGTCGCGGGTCATCTCGTAGTGGGAAGTGCTCTCGCCAGTTAAGTCATTGTTTTTGAACGACGCAAAATTGCGCTGACCCCAGACCGGTTCTTTTTCCACCATATCTCGGATGGCGCGCAGAACGTCTGCATGACGTTTTCCGAACCGCTCAGCGATGATTTTCGAGGTCGTCCGCAACGCTGGCGTCACGAGGTCATTGAAATGTTGAGGGTTGAGTGGCATATTCACAGCCAGATACCTTTCTTAGACGGTTGGGTTTCATTAAAGGCCATTGGGGTTGCAGCCCCGGTGGCCTTTCTCGTTTCAGGCCTTGACGTGGTCATCTTCCATCGCCTTCGCCAGAATGCGGTTGATGACATAGTTCTGCGACCTGTCTTCCCGCTTCGCTTTCATCTTGATCCAGTCCTGAAGGTCTTCGGTCATCCGAAGCCCGAACGGAACGCGCTGCAAGCTCACTTCACTTCTCCTTCCACATAGTATCACCGTAACTCCACATTACCGTGATGCGATTGCACGTCAAGCAGAAACATTACAGTAATGCGGTCAGCGAAGGGGATTCTCATGGCAACTGTTGGACGCGGCGCAGATCAATACACCGTCCGTTTCCCAGATGGCCTCAGGGATAAGATCAAGAACGCCGCAGACACCAACAACCGCAGCATGAATGCCGAAATAGTCGCGCGTCTTGAGGCTTCCTTTGACGCGGGGATCGCCGACCCGGCTGACGTCGTTCGCATCATGAAGATGATCGCAGATCATACGGAGGCGGTTAAGGCAGTCTCAGAAAAGATCGATCAACTCAGACGCGACCGCTAACGCTCCTCCCGCTTGCCATAAATCGTCCCTCTGGCCTGCCATTCGGCAAGCGTGACCCTGGGCAGCGTCTCGCGGACAAGGCCGAGGGCGATGCCCACGTCCATTTTCTCGCCCGGCTGCCGGAGAAGGTCTTTCAGCTTCGGAAGCTTCTTGATGCGCGTCAGCCCCGCCGTGAGATAGGCGGTGGTCGTGGCCTGCTGCTGGTCGCGCCTGATGCGGGCCTGTGCGCCTCGCATGTGGATCTGGAAAAGCCGGAGCGTCAGCGACCAGAACGAGGCAGGATCGAACCCAGCCTCGATATAGGCCTCCAGCATGGCCGGGATGGTCAGGCCGCCCGCTTGGCCCCGGCCGTGCCCTTTCCCCCGGCATCCTTCTCCGGCTCCGGCGCAGCGGCTGCCATCAGACGGCCCACGACGGTGGGATCCTCCGACAAGATGTCGCCCGCGACCGCCACGCTGGCGTCGGGGTGGTGCCGCTTCATTGCCGCGTGGATGATGGCCCGCATGACCTTCAGGCTGGCGACGCCGCCCTCGGCGTTCTCGAACGCCTTCATCGGGTCGATGCCCGTGGCGTCCTCGAACTCGATCATCGCGTTCATGTCCATGCGCAGAGTGTAGGTTTCCCCATCCGCCTGCGCCGTGACTTCGCCCATGAAACGGTTCGCCATCAGACCTCCACAGCCTCCGACAGACGAAAGGTGGCCGTCGCCGTCATCTTGTCGCTGACCGGGGCTGTGCGCCCGTAGCCGCTCAGATAGCCAGAGAACACCTCCGGCGTCGGCGTCTCTTCGATGGGCGCGGGCAGCGTGATCTCGATCAGCACCTGCTCGCCGGTGGCCTTGATCGCCAGCAGCAGCGCATCGGTGGTCGATCCGGGGATGTGGTTCAGCGGGATCGAAACCTCGCCGCCGTCGATCAGCCCAGCGATGAACTGCTTGCGCCGACCGGGCGACTTCATGTGCGTCACCTCGATCTCATCGACCTGCTCATCCGGCATTTCGATGTCGCCCACCAAGGCCAGTTCGGTCCAGGTGGGGGTTGCACCACGACCGATCCGGACCGTGGAGCCGTAGCCGATCATACCGTCAGCCATGATGCTTACCTCTCGTAGTTGATCATGAAATCCAGCGAGGCGCGATGCAGGGGCGTCGTGTCGCTGGTGTCGTAGCTGTCCCTGACGCTGTCGAGGAACACGCCTTGGAAGCGCCCGCCGCGGTAGCCGTTCAGCCCCGTGCGGATGGCGTTGGAAATCTCTTTTGCGCGGGCATAGGTGTCCGCATAGGTGTCGATCTGGACCCGCGCCACCGACAGCCCGTCCGGGCCGCGCATGTGGGGCGCTTCGACATCGCTGATGGTGTTCAGCACGACGCCGATCAGGGCCTTGGCGGGCTGCTTACCCCAGTTCACCGGGACATCGACCAGAGCCAGAACCAGCACGCGGAGGTCAGTTTCCATTCTTCGCCGCCCTCTTGGCCGCGCGGGCCACTGCCTTGTCGATCTCGGCCCGCAGCATCGGCGCGATCCGATCGACGGTGGCCTTCGCTTCGGTTTCCCATGCAGGGCGCATGAAGGGGTCCGGCGCGTGGTTGCGCGTGCCGAACTCCTGAAACACCCCGTAGAACGACCCGCTGCCGACAGTCGGCCCCATGAAAAGCTGCACCGGCGGATTGACCCCGCTGGCCCGCGCTTCCCGGCGCGCATCCCGCATCGCCGCGACCGACGCGCCCTTATCGCCGCCCGTCGCGCGCATGGTCCGCGAATAAGCCGCTGCCCCAACCTCACCCACGGTCCGCGTGCTGATCTTGATGCCTTCCGAAAGATCGCCCGTCCGGATAGGTGCCAGCGCCTCGGCCTTCGCCCGCATGGGTTCCGCCGCCTTCGTCAACGCCCGCCGCATCACCGCCGTCTGCGTTGATCGCTTGGCGATCTGATCGAGAGACGCTTGAAGCTCCTTCAGCCCCTCGACCTTCATCTTCATTGGTCGCTCCGGGCGCTGGCCGTGATCTCTAGCCAATCTCGCCGGCCGATTTCCTTGATGCCGACTATGTGGAACGTCTCACCTTCGCTGATCAGTCTGTCCCTCGTTGTCACACCGCGTGTCAGGCTATCGCTGCGCACGGTGAACCGTGTGCGAAGCTCGGATATGTTGGCCTGTGCGTGGTATTTCTCGCTATCGCTGACGTCCTGCCGTTTGGCCCAGCGAGGAGAACCAACATCGGACCATGTTTCGACCTCGGCGTATCCGTCGTCGTTTGTGGTCACCACCTGAAACTGCACGCGACGGTCAAGTTCTCCAGCTGATAGAGGGGTGTGAAAACTAGGCAAGGGTCAGCATCCTCAACGGATAGAGCAGAGACTTCACCGGCGCGGGCAGTCCAGTTTCGAATGCGCCCTCTACGTCGTTATCGGGGCCGCGCAGCAGGTGGCCGACAAGCATGACAGTCGCAATCCTGACCTGATACGGCACATCGTCGTCCGCCGCTTCAGTCGGCAGCTTGATATACTCTGCAATAGCCTCGCTAGCAGCGATGACCAGCTGATCGAGGATCAGGTTCTGGTCATCGCTGTCGATGCGCAGCATTTGCTTGACCTGATAGATGTCGGTGAACTGCCGCATTTCAGGCCCCCTTGGGCTTGAGGTCACGACCATCGCGGCCTTTCTTGACTGCCATCCGCCACCCCTTGCCAGTGTCGGGCCGCCCTTCAGGGCCGTCTTCCTGCGCAATCCAGAGCGATCCGCCGTAGCTGACGGCATCGCCCTTCAGGTATTCTCCGTCGGCACGATGAACGCCCATGTCGGTGATACCCGGCAGCCGCACCGTTTTGACCAGGTCCCCGCGCACGAACTTTGCGACTACACGGCCATGGGCGTCAGTGTCGAATTCCATATCTTCGAAGCCAAGTCCGTCCCGGCCATTTGCACCGTCGGCACCCTTCGCTCCGTCAGAGCCATCGCGACCATTCATTCCGTCCTTGCCGACGACAACGCCAAGCGCTTTGGTGTCGCCGTTCGACATGGTAAGGACAAGGCCACCCTCGCGATCGATCATCGCGCCTGCGAGGCCGATGCCGTCCGACCCTTTCTCGCCGTCCTTACCATCAGCCCCGTCGCGCCCATCAGCGCCCGGCGCCCCATCCTGACCATCGCGTCCATCGGCACCCTTCTCGCCCGCGTCGCCGCGTGCGCCATCAGCGCCGTCTTTGCCGTCAATCCCATCGCGGCCATGGGCACCCTCTTTCCCCGGAGAGCCATCTGCGCCGTCCCTCCCGTCGGTGCCGTCCTTGCCATCCTTTGGCACAGGCATGTCGGCCAGCGCCTTCTCCAGCGCGTCAATGCGGGCCAGCAAAGGTGTGGTAGCTGCCTTGACGATGCCCGCCAATTCCTGCCCGAACGTCTCCGCGTTGATCATGCTGCCTCCAGCGCCTTCCGAAGGGAAAGCAGGGTTTCGGCGAAGAACGCACGCTCAGCGGTCGCTTCTTGCTCGGGATTGGGTTCAGGGGCCTCCGCAATCGGCGGCGCGGGGGGGGCGACAGACTGCGCGATCAGAAGCTTGTCGCGCGCGGCGATCGCCTCGATGCTGTGGTCCTGCTGCTGGAGGTAGATGGTATTGCCGCCTTCGACCGGCGCGGCGTCCAACTTCCGCCGCCGCTCATCCAGCGTCAGGACAGATTTAGATTTTTCCAACACGTCCATCTGCGTCAGGCTGTCCATGCGCAATAGGCCGTCGATGTCGAAGTCCACGCCGATGGTTGTGCCGTCGAAACCGAGAGCGGCATCGAGGCAGCTTTCCGCGTCCTCGATCAGTCCCTGCAAGGCTTGGCTGTAATACTCGACATTTAGCGACTGGAGGTTGTTAGCGGTCGGCATCGCGCCCAGCCCGACCTTGTAGAGCGGAACACCGTATGTCGTTGCAACCGTCTCCGCTGTCCACTTCAGCTGCTCAACAAGCTGGCTATCGACGGCGGTCACTGCAATCGGCTGGAACGTCAGCCCATCGCCGAGGACGGCGACCTTACCAGCGTTCTGGCCACTATACCCCTTCTGGAATTCTTCCTTGAGGCGGGTAGCTGTATCCTTCGTGATCTCCCCCGGTGCAGTAAGGACACCGCCGGGTCGAGACTGGTTCGAGAAGAACACCGAAGCATTCTCGCTGATCCTCTGCGACTGCGTCCCGCTCAGGGCGTTGGCCCACAGGGGCGAAATCCCCACCAGAGGGTGGAAAAGGCAGTTCCATCGGTCGTGAATGATCTCAGACGCAGGTACGACCACATCGGCTGAAATGCTGGACAGGTTGTCCACCGACAGGTTGTAGAAGACCTCACCCGCGTCGCTCACCAGAACCTGCACCAGCGTCGGGTCCAGCACATAGAGGCCTGTCACCACGCCGCGACCATCCCTCTGCTTCAGAACGTAGGTGTTGCCGCGGGCCAGCTTCGACAGGAACCATGCTTCGAAGAACTGATTGCGGGTCTGGAAGCCGTTCGGTTTGCGCAGGACGACGCTTCGCGGGTCAGCGCTTTCGACCTCGGACCAAACGTGCGCCGCCTTTCGCATCAGCCGAACGCGCAGTTTGGATATGTCGCGGGAGATCATCGACTGGCAGCGGAAAATATAGGGGTTGGCGTAGAGCGCATCGCGATCCAGCACGACATTCCGCTGCCATGCACCCGCAAAACTCTCGTATATTGCGCCCCATCCTCCTCGCCCGGAGGGGACGGACGATACGCCCTTCGTGCGAGGCGCGAGCGCGCGGCCGATACCGGCGATCAAGGAGTTAGCCATTGGTTACCCCTCGGCTGAGAATGGCCGCAAAGAACATCAGGAATGCCGCGCCGCAAATCAGCGCCCAGCCGAGACCGAACAGCAGATAGACACCGCCAGAGGCAGCGCCGGCGCTCGCAAGGGCAAGGGCGATAACAATGGCGGCGATGGCGGGCATCAGTCTTCTTTCGCCTCAGCGATCTTCGATTTCAGCGTCTCGACATCCCAGCCGTGGAACGGCTTCTTGCCCACGACGTCGGCATATTCCGCGCGCACCAGTTCCAGCTCATCGGCCGCCTGAGCCTCGTCCAGAACGCGGGCCTTGCCGATACCGACCAGAACGCGAACGTCGGTCGGACGCGCTGCGAACTCCGTGCCCGTGGCCATCGAGCGATTGTTGTAGCGCAGCGGCTTGGTGGTCATCATCTTCATGGGAACCTCCTTCGGATTGGCGGGGCACCAGAAGCGCCCCGCCCGATTTGATCAGCCCTGAGAAGCCGCCGGAGCGCCCCATGCGACGCCGGTCAAGTAGGCGACAGCATCGGCGCGACGACGCGCCCAGCCAACTTCGCGCTCGGCACGGAACGCCACGCTGTTGGTTTGGAACATCGACACGACCGAGGTGCCCGTGGGCGTGGTCGAGTTCATCGTCGGCGCGTTGTCCATCTGGAGCGACGCCTCGCGCGACATATCGACCGTAATGCCGCCCTCGTCCGCCAGATAGATATCGCTGGCGTTGACCAGCGCGACGATGCCAGCCGGAACGTGCTGCGACACGATCACCGGCAGGCCTTGGAGGGTGCCGCCGGTCATCGAGACACCGGGGAATTCGAACTGGCCCAGCGGGTTCACCATCATGCCCAGGGCGAGCGCGGTGGTGGCCTGCATGATCCACACGCCCGAGGTCGGAGCGTTGTTGGCGGCAATGAAGGCACCGAAGAGGGCTGCGATGTCTGCACGAACATCGTCAGCGGTGCTGCCGGACGACGCGATGCCGGTGACGCCATTCAGGATCGACGCCGGCGACACACCGGCCACCGCAGCCTTAGCCGGGTTGATAAAGTCGATGTCCAGGCGTTCGCGCAGCGCGGCGGCGAGTTGGTCGCGGACGATCAGTTCGGCCGACGGGCTGGAGTTGCGCAGCGTTTCCTCGGTCACAACCGCGATATTGGCGACCTTCGTCGGTTCGATCACGGTGCGCGAGAAGTCGAACTTTGTCAGGGGCTTGGCCTGACCTTCACCCACCCAGTAGCCGTCGCCGCCCGACGTCTGCCCGATCAGGGCGGTGCGGAACGGAACCCGGCGCAGCGAAGGAACCGGCGCGGTGCCAAAGCGGCCCATGATCGTCTGCGGGCGCAGGAACTCCACGAAATCCGCGAAGATGCTGGTTTCATCGCCCACAAGCGGGCCAGCCCATGTCGCACCCGTGGTCGTGCCGGCGGGAACCGCAGCTTTGGCGACGACGCCGTAGACTTCAGAGTCCTCGCCGTAGAGGTGCTTGGCCACCTCTCGGACGCTTTCACCATCCAGCTTCGCGAGTGCCTTCACCTTCGCCAGACGGGCAAAGCCAACGCCCTTTTCCAGCTTCGGCTTTACGCGCGCGGCCACGGTGGTGGTCGAACGGCTTTCGGCAGCGGACTTGGTGCTGGTCGCATCCACCGGCTTAGCTGTGGCCGCGTCCATAGCGTGCATCGCCTTCAGGCGGGTCAGGTGCTTTTCGACGGCGGCGTTTTCCTGCTCCAGCTCATCGAACTGGTCCTGCGCGTCGGCGTCGAGAGTTTCGCCCTTTTCCGAAGCGGTATCCATCAGGGATTTCATGGTCGCGACGTTCGAAGCGCGTTTGGCCTCGAAAGCAGCGATCTGCTCAAGGTAGGTAGCCATCTTGTGGCCTTTCTATGTGAAATGACCCCGCCCACGGGTCGGATCAGGGCGCCCGTTCAGATGTTGATCTTGCGGATCACGAACGGCTTTGCCCGGACGCGGGCGGAACCATCCAGCTTGACCACAGGAAGCGTATTGCCGGACGCGGCGGCTTTCTGGGCGGGCTGGCGGATTGCGGCGGCCTGTTCAGGCTTCGCCGCAAATTCTTTTACCGTGGCGATGTTCGCCTCGGCATTGGCGGGAATGGTGACGGCCGACAATTCGAGCCATTCCCACTCCTGAAACTCTACACCCCAAGATCCCTCGATCTGGGCTACTTTAAGTCCGCGAAAGCCAATCGAAAGACCACGGACCAATCCAGCGGCCATCAGCTTCCAATAGCGGTCGATTTCCTCGGTGACACCGAGCGAAACCTTGGCGACGACCTCGATGCCTTTGTCCGTCACCTTCGCTTCGGTGACATGACCGATCGGGTCGGAATGGTTGTGCTGCCACAGCAGAGGGATAGGCAGCTGATATTTTGCCCCGGTCGGCACGACGACGTCGTCCATACGGTCAGGCGTCGGCGTGGAAGCGATGCCGGTGATCGTTCCGGTAGCTTCGTCCAGCGCCTTGATCTCAAGCGTCGAAAACGCGCGCTCTTTGCGTTCCATCATGGCCTCCTAGACGAACATGATCTGATATTCGGGCTGGCGGGCAGCCTCCGGGTTACGGCACATCACCGCCACCGCGTCGAAGAGCGCCATTGCGGGGTCAATCTTCGCGTCACCCGCCGTCGCCTTGGTGGCGCGAATGGCGGTCGCTGTCGGCTCGATCTTGATGTTACTGATGCACCAATCCATCATTGCGGAGCCGTCGTGCAGCAGCGTTCCGTTCGCCAACTTCCGCTCCGCGGTCTTGATGGCGTTCATCATCTGGTAGCCCTGCGAGACGCCGACGACCTTGTTGGCCTCCTGCGTCACGCCGATCTCCGCCAGAGCATCCACGAACTCTCCAAGCCCCGCAGGGTCAACCGCCACGCTGGCAAGGATGCCGCGCCGGTCAACGTCACCGATCAACTCCACGATCTGCGAGATGTCTTCCAGCTCATCCCCGACAATCGTCAGGTGGCCTGACCGCTCGAAATCTCGTAGCCGCGCCGCAATGCTCTTGCGCCGGTCCAGAACGCCCCTGTGGCACCACGCATGATGCCAGGCCAACCAGTCCTTGGTCTTTCGGTCACGACCCAGAACACAAAGCCCGAAAAGGTCGTCCAGCCCCCCGCCGTCGATCCCGACAACTACGACCTCGCTACGATCCAAAACGCTCTCAAGCGTCAACTCGTCGCTCCTCGGCCGCCAGAAGTCCGCCCCCGGCCATCTGTTCGCCCGGAGGTTCATCCCGATCTCAACGTTCAAATGCTTGGCTAGGAACGTGGCGCGAGTGCCGGCGTCCTTCGCCAGCTCCTTACCCATTTCCCGCTCCAGCCACTCCTTCGACACGGACCTCCCCATGTTCGGGTTGGTGATGTAGAAGTTGGCGGGGTCCATGAACCCCTCTGACTGAACGATCGCGTCCGGGAATTCGTAGAGCACCGGCAGGAAGCGCCTGTCCTCAATCTTTCCATCCCGCACGTCGCGGGCGTAGTCCAGCTTCTCCTTGAACACACCGGCAGGCGGCGCGTCCGATTGCGTCGTCAGGTAGATAACGAAACCTTCGGGCCGCGATACTAGACCGCCGGTAGCCTCCCGAAACATGGCGTCGGCTTTCGGCTTCGACCCGAACAGCCAAAGCTCGTCGATCAGGATGCGACCTGCTTTCTTACCCGATACCGTGTCATTGTCCGCCGCAACCACCTTCAGGGACGATCAAGTGACGCGGTGCCGGATCGTCCTCTGGTGATCGATCACATGCAGAAGATCGTTAAGCTCTTCGTCGGCGCGCACCATGGCCGCCGCTGGGTTGAAGCTGTTCCCCGCGACCTCGATCGTAGGCGCTAGGATGAGTAGTTCGTCCTCTTGGCGCCATCCCGTTATGAGCGCCGTAAGCATGATGCCCGCAGCAATCGTGGACTTCGCATTCTTCTTGCTGATGAGCAGCATGAACTCGCTGATCAGCTGATTGCCGCTTTCTGGGTCGTTCGCGCCAAAGATCGCCGCAACGAAATCGAAGATCCACGGCTCGCAGCACTCGCCGAACGTCGGCTTTCCGGGAAGGTCTGCAACCCGAAGTGCCTTGAACACCTCCAGCGCATATTCTGCCTCGTTCGGGAACAGCGGTCCGAATGGGATCAGGCCACGCCCCGCGACGATCCGTTCCTGCCAGTCCGGGCAGGCCGTGGACCAGTCAGCCATTGTTTACCGCCAGCTTCGGACCGCCGCGGGGCGTGAACTTGCCCGCCACCTTCTCGGCCGCCGCCTGGCGCTGCGCCTTCTTGCCTTCCGGTGCCTGTGCCTCGTTCCACGTCTTGAACGCGGTCGCCAATGCCTTCACGACGTTTGCGCGCCCCGGCAACTCGATTGCCTTCATCATCGCCGCCCGGCGGCGCGGATCTTCCTCATGCGCTTCGATCATGTCGGCCAGATCGGTATGGTGCGTGGTGACGGCGTCCAGCTCAGCCAGCAGTCGGAAGATCAGGTTGTGGCCGCGTCCCACGATCTGCGTGGGGTCGGTGGCATCGACGCCCGCCATCATCACAGGGTCAGCGACAGGATCAGGAACCCTGCGAACGGGTTGCGAACCCTTTGCGTCGGGCTTGCGAACCCATTTTGCCTGCTTCGCCCTCTTCCGAATTGCCGTCTCGGAGATCTGATACCAGCGTGCAATCTCGCGAACCGACCAATCACTGTTGGCATAATCTTTCTCGATGCCCGCCCAATCGACCGGCTTTTTTTCGTCTGCCATGTCAGGTTCGCGCCTCGGTTCGCAGGGGTCAAAGGCCCCAGCAGGGAAAAAATATTTGCGTGTTACCCACGCGGGTCTAGAGGCGACGCCCGATCAGGGTTCTTGGGCACCCCCCCCGGCGTTACCCCGTGGCCTGAGCGATTTTTCGCGCTCACGAGTTTCATCTGGATCGCGGCTGATTTTTATACTCGCCCATAACTTTCGCATACTTCCGCGAACGGGCTTGGCTTCGAAATCGCCGCGCAGGACAGAGGGTAAGCCCTCATAACTTTTCTACAGTTTCCGCCGCTCCATGCGCTGCTTGGCTCCATCGTGGCAGCCCTTGCAGACGCACCAGATGTTGTCTGCGTCCCAGAACATCGCCTCGTTGCCTCTGTGCGGCGTCTTATGGTCGGCCACCAGCTGCGAAGTTTGCCCCTCTAGCCTTCCGCACATGCCGCAGGTGAAGCCGTCACGCACGAGGATGGACCAGCGCAGCTTCTGCCAGCGGCTGGTCTTATACCACTTGCGCCAATGGAGGGCTTCGTCCCTCTCGCGGTGACGCGCCGCCTCACCTGCTGGCATACGTCCGATGCGTGGGGCTATGATTTTGATGACTGGCTTGATGGTGGAGATTTTTACCATATTGCGATGTAGCCCTATTAACACCGCCGCGCTCTATGCGACGTGGAGGACAGGGGCGGAGGCTATGATGCTTGAGCAGTGATCACTGCTTCCGGACCGATCGAAACACACGAGGCAAATTGAGATGAAAGAGTTCCTGACATACGCTTCCATCGGCGCGATTATCGTAATCATGGACTTTGCCGGGCTGTCGAGAGACGTAATCATCGGATGCGTAGTCGCCGGCTGTCTGGGTCTCTGTGCTTTCTATGGATGGCTCTATTGGATTTCGCACAAGGAAAACATGGAACGACTGAACTCCCTCTCGCCGCAAGAGCGCCGCCTGTTAGAATTCCACGTGTTTCGGAAAACCCATGCGGTCCAACTACAATCCGCTTTGGCGCATGTCTTAGCGGCGACCTATGAGGGCAGGTCTTCGACGCGCTTCACCGTCCCTCTGAGCAGCGTAGCCATACTGCAAGAATGGGGAAGCTTCGCAGGAGTTAAAGTAGTGGCGCTGAATGAAGGTCGGTACATTAAAGACCTAGATGAGCGCGAAGTATGGCTATCGGTTTCAGGTATCAAAGATTTGCCCGATGACACGACGAAGTGGTTGTAGATGTCGCCGGAACCCTAGCAATGACTGTTCGACGCATGTGCTGGCCGTGATCATGTTGCATACATTCGACCTTTTGCATACAGCGCAAGCCGTCAACTATATGCAAGGATTACGTTATGTCCAAACTTCTCAATGAAGCTCCGGCTGGTTTGAAACTTTTAGTGGCCACTATGGTGCTGGCTCTGACGTTCTTCGGGGTCGCTTTTTCGATACCATTCCCCGCAGGGACCGTGAAAGAGAAAGCAGCAGCTCTATTCGGTATTGGGAGTTTCGGGCTTTCAGCCGCCTTGGTTCTGCTTGAAGTCGCGGATTACAAGAAGATTGACAACAGCTGGACAAGGGTGGTGGGGTTTGTCCTTTTTCTTCTAGCAATCGGACTTTTCGGCTACGGCGCGTTCCGCACTTAGCCCACGCTTTAGCGCCGCCCGCCGGACATTCCCGTCTTCGAACACCCATGGCGCCCCGGCAACGAGTTGAGGCTTGCGCCCATGTCAGCTTATCGGTTGTGCGGATGACCGTTTGAGTTGCCGGGGTGAAGATAGGGACCCACCGGGATTGCGCTTGCGTCAGATGCGTGGCGGGTCGTGGGGTGAGCGTGGCGGTGGTGATCAACTCCACCGGGCCAGTATCGCAGCGGCTCTTCTCTGGTCTGCGAGCTATTCCGCGCTCAGGTGGCAACGATCCGCCGGGGTAGTTCCAGCGCTTGCGGTCGGCCGGGAGAAGCCCAACCCGAAATCGTCACCGCCAGAATTCGGCATGCAAAAAGCGCCCGAGGTTTCCCTTAGGCGCTTGTGGTGGCTCAGCATGATAAGCACGTTAGACAGATTTTGTGCGGTGTCAACGCTTTTCCGCAATATCTGCGAGACGTCGCAAAGCGTTGAGTACCTCGCGCCCGTGAGACGTCGGTCCAGCATCCCACAGCGTCGGGCCGACCTCACGGCGCGCAGCTTGTAGCAGCGACTGTTCATGGCTGGACAAGAAGCCGAGGCTGCCGCGCCAGCGCATCCAATTGTTGACAGCGTCCCGATCCCGCTCGTCGGGGCTGCGGGTGTCAATGGTATGACCCTCGTCGGTCTGCATGGGTTCCGGCAGCATGGCGATGGCACTGGACGCCGGGGTTTCAGCCTGCCCGAGATACCGCAGCCGATATGCCCGCTCAGCGGCGCCCCAGCCTTGCCACGTATCCCACAGCCTGGACACCTCGCGATCGCCGCAGCACGCCTCCATCACAAAGCCAATGTCGCAAGCCATGTGCGGGCCGCTGACCTTGTGGCGGTTGCTGCGGTTGGGGGTTAGGCCGAAGCGGATGCAGCGGACGTTCAGGGCGGCGTTGCGGGGATCTTCCTGCGTCTTCACGAAACGCCCTCCTTCTCGGGTCTGCTCTTGGCGGCGCGGCACGGGGGCAAGGTCAAAGCCCGCCATAGACTTGATCGCGCGGGCGTGCTGCTTCTTCCGGCGTTTTTCGGCGTGGCTCGCCATTATGCTTTCTCCTGCTCGGGGGTGGGTGCGATCACGGCGGGGAAGTTGCACGGATCTGCGCCGAACTGGTCGACCATCATCTCCAACAGATCGACGGCCGCCTGCCGCGCTTGGTGCATACCCTTTCCGCCGGAATAGACGCGGACGCTCGCCAAAGTCGGCAGGTGCGTGGCGGTGATCCAGCACGGGTTCGGGCCGCAGTGCCACATGCCACTGATGGGCTTATCGTGGGCGACTTCGATACGGATCACTTCGGCGTCCATCATTGCGGCCTCCTGGGTTTGCGGAACGGTGGGTGCCCGACGTGCCATGTGTTTCCTCCGCAGTGAGGGCAGCGATACGGGCTGAACTGCTTGCCCTTGCGGCGGGCTAGCGCGTGGGCCTGTGCGCCGGTCAGCCGGTCCTTGCCGTAGCACTGGACGAGGGCGGCAAGCTCTGCCGGGGCGAGTGGGCGGGTCTTGCCGGTGCATTGGGCTATGGGGAGGGTGGAGGTCATGCAGCCTCCGCATTGGCGAGTTCCAGCAGGACGTCCGCGTGGCAGGGCTTGCCGATCGGGCACCAGCACACCAAGTCTTTGCCCCGCAGGCGCTCCTGGATCATTCGTGACGTCGGTGGATAGCGACGCCCCTGATGCCCGGTTCCAGTGATCCATACGCGGAACCACTCGACTGCAATTGCAGCAGGGTCGCGCTGATCTCCGCTTTCCTCCACGAACTCTCGCGCCTCGGCGATCGACCAAGGATTGCCGAACAGCCCGGGGCGCCCAACGTAGATTGCCCCGTCCGGCATCCTCCATCCCTTGGCGCGGCTGCGCTGGATACGTTTCGGCATTCACACGCCCTCCGTGTCGGGGATCAGCGCGGCGGGCGGGGCGGGAAGTGGCATCCAGTGGGTAGGGTGACAGGCTCGGTCCGTGTAGTGTTCAACACCCTGAAATGACCGCCGGGGATACTTCTGCGTCCTGACCACATCTATCACCGGATCTCCGGTCTGTGCCGCTTGCGGGCGATAAGCTAAGATCAATGTTCCGTCCCTTGGCGCGGTGCCGATGTCGCGCCACGCCTGCGCCGGTGCGGGGGCGGGCATGGACAGGGCTGCGAGCACCTCCACAGCTTCAGCAAAATCATGGTTGCAAGCTGGGTCATGCAGCCCACGATGGATGAAGGCGTCATGGCAGCGGCATGTCACGAGGTCGCGAAGCTCTGCGACGGCCTGCTGCGGGGTCAGCGTGACGGTGCGGATGGTGTCGCCGCCGAACGCAGCTTGGGGGTATCCTGCTTTGTCGGTCATGTGCGGGCCTCCTGCGTCTGCTTGCGCGCCATGGCCTCGACAGCCTCCACGCCGCCAAACTTCATCATCTGAGACACGATCACCGCCGGGACGCCGTATGCCGCCGCACAGTCGCTGTAGGATCGAAACCTGACCCCCAGAACCTCGATGGCCTTGGCTGTCTTGGCCTGACCAGAGGGTCGACCTACGATCCCGTCTTTCTCGATGGCCTGATAGATGCGGCCGACGGTAACTCCGTGGACCGCTGCGGCCTGCTTGGCGTCGCGATAGGTAACGCCGTTGATGGTGACACGCATCGTCATGCCTTTCCCTCCTCGGCCAGCGCCCGCTTGTGATTGGAAATGCTGGATGGGCTTAAGCCCAAGACCTCGGCCATCTTCCGGCAGGACATCCCTGTCGCAGCCAGTTCGAGAACCTGCTCGCGGGTGATCGCCACATGCTCGGCGCGGGTGATGAACCTGCCGATCTCAGCCATGCGGGCGACGTAATATCTGCTGACGCCCAGAGCGCGGGCGGCATCCGAGTGGCTCGGATAGGTCACGTCCTCGATGGTGACCTCATGCCGATTGTTGCCAGCACCTCGACCGAGGCCCACGAAATCGAGGCGCCCGTTCGTCCGCGCGACGTAGATCGTCTGCCGTGAGACACTGAGCGCCTTGGCTGCTTCGATGGGGGATGGGTATTCCACGCCTCGGATGGTCACAGGGGTGCCGGGCTGGTGGGCAATCTGCTTGGGCTTGAACACCGGGCGGGGTGCCGGCGACGCGCTCGGACGGATGCGGGGCAACACCGGCGCGGGCCGCGGCGGGGCATAGGCAGACCGGGGCGCGGCCTTCACGGCGATCTTGACGGGCTGGACCTCGACCGGGGCGCTGTGGCGCTTGGCAATTGCGGCGCGGTCGCGGCGGGCCATCGCGATCATGCGCTCACGGATGACGTCCTCGGGGTGGATGGGGGTCATGGCGTTCATGCTCTACCCTCGCCGCGCGCGTTGCGGATCGTCTCGTTCACGAGGCTGGAGCTCACGCCGACCATCGCGGCGATCTCGGAACGGCGGTTGCCTTCGGCATGAGCCTTGAGAATGGCCGCACGAACTACCGCCGCGCGCTCGGAGCGCCACGACTGGTCTGGGGACCGGCTGAGGTTGCGGTTGTCGGGAAGACGGCGGCGATGACCCTCGGCACGGGCCATAGTTGCCCATGCTTCGGCGGTTTGCTCTTCGGTCATCATATTCATGCCTCACCCCCTGCCCGGCGGGCTATTGTTGCGTAATCTTCGGCGCGTTCCAGCCGCTTGCGGCACGGGGCAATCCAGTCAAAGCGGGTGGCGATTCCTGCGGCTTCCTTGCGCCAGACCAGCCAGCAATAGGCGGTGGCGGTGCTGCCGGTGGCCGAGAGCTTTCCCTTGTGCATCACGACGCGTTCAGTGAATTGCAGGATGTCGGTTGGCGGCGTCTGGCTGAACAGGCGCTGAAACCGATTCACCCCCTCCAGAAACGCACTGCGGACAATGACTGCGCAGCCGACGGTGCTGGTCGCGATCATGCGCTCGATGAACTGCTCAGCCAGACGGAACGGCGGGTTCGTGATGGTCCAACCGACCGATTCCGGCGCAGGGCCAAACATGTAATCAGCCTGCGGAAAGCCAGCGCCGTAATCGAAGATGTCCGATGCTTCGACCGCACTGAAATACTCGCGCAGGGGCTGGACCATATGGCCGCGATTCGCCGCTGGCTCACGGCACGGCCCAACGAGCGCGCCCTGTTCCATGATCCAGTCGCAAAGGGCTCGCGTCGCCCATGGCGGGGTTGGGAAATCGTCGAGGCTGTCGTGTGCCTCGGTGCGCTGCTGCATCACGGCGCTGGAGCGGTTCTGCTGGATGATGGCGTTCATTCCGCTGCTCCCCCCATGCAGTTACCGCGCAGGGCTTCGTCTACGGCCCGCTTGCGCATTTCCGGGGATCGCATCGGAAACATCTCATCAACCAGTTCCTGAATGCGGGCGCGCTCGGCTTCGGTTGCGGCTCGACGGACAGGTTCGGGGGTGGCAGGTCCGCGCTCCATTGCGTGCAGCATGTGGCGGCGCGGTCCGGTCATCGCATCGCAGCGCTTCTCCAGTTCCTCCCATGTCGGCCAAAACCGGTAGGACTGGCGCAGAAGAACATCCCGCACCACGTCGGCAGGGTATCGACCAAGGCGTGACGCATAGGCAGCAATTCGCAACTCCTCGCCGAACTCGTCGTCGGCGCGCCGGGCCACGATGACCGACAACTCCGCAAGCCATGCTTCGATGTCGCGCGCGGGCGCCGGGGTCAGGAATTTGCGCAGATCTTCGATGGCGGATTCGAGCGCATTCGTGGTTCCATCGACCTCGCATCCCACTGCAACCGAATAGGACGGCAGACGCTCGCCATTCGGACCGCTGGGAAAGCGTAGCTCATACCTGACCTTCAGCTCGACGCCGTGCGACGATGCTCGCGATACTGCTGCTGCGTCCATGTCCGCCGGGCGCTGGCGACCGAGCCATGCTGCGACTTGGGCGGTATCTGCTGGCGATGCGACGGCAGTTCGTCGCCCAGCACTGTTCCCATCCGCGCTGTGACTTTGACGCATCGCGGTCACGACGGTCGCTCCAATATGCGTGAAATCCTGCTGCTTCATCTCGAATGACCTCGTCGGGAATTTGCTGAGAACGGGCGTAGGCCCAACCTTCGTCGCTGAGTGCCCAGTCCTCGGGCAGTCGCGCTTTGTCGGGGAGCTTCACCGCCGGGGGACCCACAGGGGGTTCTTCTGACGGTTCAATGGTGGTTCTTGACGGTTTGGGTGCATCTGCTGCGGGGGTTTCCGCACGAGATGCGGGGGTAGAGGTGCATCTCCTGCGGGGGTGCATTTCCTGCGGGGGTGCATCTGATGCGGGGGTCGCGCGGACGAAATACAGGTTCGCCAGCCCCTGCCCCGCGTTCGGGACGACGGTGATGAATCCCGCCGCGACCAGCGCGCGGATGTTGCCTTGAACTGCCCGCTCGCCCAGCCCCGTGCGCTGGCACAGGCGGGCAATTGACGGGTAGCACCGCCCTGCGTCATCGGCGTGATCGGCCAGAGCAAGCATGATTAGGCGCTGCGTCGGGCCCAGCGTCTCGCTCTCAAAGATGGCCGACATGATCTTGATGCTCATGCTTCGGCACTCGTGATCTCGGCCAGCACCGCCCCGCCCTTTCGGACCGGGCCGCGCGCCAGGGTGAAGGAATAGGTGCTGTCATCGACGCCGGTGGCATCGGCGATGCCGTCGATTGCCGCCTTCATGGAGGCGAGCAGGTTGTCCATGTCGCGGCGGCCTCTGGTCGGGGCGCAGAACGTCAGGGACAGGTGCAGGGCGGGCGCGTCGATGTTGCGGACGCCCGCGGCGCGGCAAGCGATGTTTGCGTCCCGGCGGGCCCTTGCCTTGGCCGCTGCCGCGATCCGCCAGTGGCCCCGCGCGTTGGGCGAGAGGGCCGAGGACGGCCAAGGAAGCTCGACGCGGTGGATCACTTGCCGCCCTCCGCGAGAATGGCGTGGGTGACGGCGTAGAGGCGCGCGGTCAACTTGCCGACCTGCTGGCACTGCATCAGATGCGCGGCCCAGTCGCGGGCGGCGATCAGGTCTTTCCGCTCCTGCGCCAGCTTGGCGAGACGGAAGGCGCGGCTGTCGTTCTGGATCATAGCCGATCCTCCACATACCGCTTGGCACCCTCGACGGACGTGAAGCCGAGGGACACCAGCACGCGGTCCATGCCGGTGCCGCGCCATAGCTGGACGCCCGCAAGCTTGTGGCGGGTGATAATCAGGTCATCGCTGGTGAAGGTGTCGGATCCGACGGCATCCTTACCGAGCTTCCACTCGCGCGGGGCTGTCATGACGCACCTGCGTTATTTTTGCGGGCAACACCTTGTGCGACAAGGTTAAGCTGCCAATCTTCGTGCATATGACGCATCATCACACCGCCCGCCGCTGCACCGCTGCCGTGCCTGCCCGGCCCTTTTTGACCCAGCCTATTGCTTTCACCGCGCCGCGCGTCGCGCGCTCGATATCGGCAGCAAGTTGAAGGCTGGGCGTCATTTCATTGCGCGCCAACCGAGACACGATGCTGGGATCGACCCCGATCTCGGAGGCGAATGCGCGCTGCTTAATGCCGTTCTTGGCGAGATAATCGGAGAGGTTTGACATAGCCATATGATGCACGATATGCATCTGACCGTCAATGGTAGAATTGCACGTGGTGCATTTGCCAGAACCATGCATCACGTGCATGATTTGGCTATGAACTTACGCCGGATCAGAGAGGCCAAAGGCCTAAACCAGCGTGACCTCGCCGAGATGGTCGGCGTGGATCAATCCACTATTCAGCGCGCCGAAAAGATGGCCTCAACGGCCAAGCTTGCCACCTATCAGAGGTGCGCGGACGTGCTGGGCGTCACCCTTTCCGACCTGTTCGCCGAAGACCGCTCGCCCGTCGAGGCCGCGCTTCTCGCAGCGTTTCGTCAGGTTCCCGAGTCGAAGCAGGGGAAGGTGTTCGACCTTCTTGAACTTGCTCGCGAAGAAAATCCGAAAACAGCGTCAGGAAAAGATCAAGCTGATGGTCGTTGAGGGAGGCAACTTCCGTCCTGAACTGTTCTTCCGCGGCAGTCACGTGGCACTCCTTTGTTCTCGTTCTGTTCACGTTAGCGGCGAAAAGCGATTCCGGTCAACCGTGGGTATGTCGCAGTTTAAACTTAGCTGGGGATTACCAGATGATTTCAACTTGTCGAAAATATGCCGTAAAACACCTTCTAGTAGTCACCAGCGGCCTCTTTTTGATGTCCGGCTGCGCCTCTCAACTCATGCAAGGGTATGTCGGAAAGGACGTAACTGAGGTCGTCCTGGACTACGGGCCACCTATGAACGCCCTCGACCTCCCTGACGGCCGTCGTGCGTTCCAATGGTCGCAAAATAGCTCTTATGTAACGCCAGTTACGACAAATGTTTCCAGCTACGGGAGCTATGCAACCGCAACAACAACGGGCGGCCAAGTTATTGAGAGCGATTGCGTTTATACTCTCTTTGGACGACCCAACGCCCAGAAAAGCTATACTATCACCGGCTTCCGCAAGCCTGCGTTCATGTGCGAATGATTACCGATGCGGAGCCCGCCCTTCCCGGCGGGCTTTTTTATGCCTCGCGCATCCCGCTCGCGATCAGCGCCGCCCGGACGGCATCGCGCGCCGCGCCCTTGCTCCCACCGTTCGCCTCGACCACCATCGCCCGGTAGGCGGCGGCGCGCTCCGCTTTCGGCATCGTCTTCCAGCGATCCTGGATCTCGCGTCCAGCGCCTTGCAGGTCATCGATCCTCACGATCCTGCCCGCGTCGTCGATCATGTCGAGTGGCACCTTCCACATCATTGATCCTCCTGCTCGCACCTAACTAACGTGCGGGCAGGACGTTCATTCCCATCGCAACCATTATAGGCTGGGCCGCGAGCATCGCGAAGATGGCCCCGGCGGCGAGGCCGAACAGCTTCGCCGCCAGAACGCGCCGCCACGCAGCCCCGCACAGGAGCTGCGAAAGCCCCGCGATGAACGATGTCCACAGGGCGATGACGATTATGAAGATCAGCATGTCGCTCCTCCTGAGCGGTTAGAGCGGCAGGGGGCTTGCGACGGAGGTAGCGCGGACGAGGGGAGAAGAAAGCGATGCTTTCACCCCACCGCGCACGGGGCTTTTTGTTGCCGCCAGCACGGCACTGGCAGGGGGAGGATAGCACGGGCGATTCTCGCACATCAACGATGTTGCACATTGTGCATCATGGGGGCTTGACGTGTTGATGCATGACGTGCATCTTAGGTTCATCGAAGGCGCGGCACATGAACCGCTTTCACATGAACCAACGGAGCCACCGAATGACCATTCCCGCTTTCCTTGCCACCCCTGACGGCGCGCCGATCCCCGGCGTGATCCTCGCGAACCACGCGCTGATCCAGTATCGCTTTCCGTCGCTGGCTCGCGTGACGCTGGCCGAGATGCCCGCCATGCCGATCGAGTGCGTCCGTGATGCTGATGGCGTCTTCTGCCCCGTGCTCTCGACGGAGGCTCACCAGTGATCCGCGCCGCCATTATCTCCCTGCCGCTTCTGGCCGCCGCCTGCGCACAGCGCCCCGACAGCATTGCCGCAACGCCCATGCCCGCTGGGATGTTCAGCGCAATGTCCTGCCATCAGGCCCGGGCCGAGCACCACGCCTCCACGCAGCGACTGGCAACCTTGTCCAAGCAGCAGAACAGCGCAGCGACCGGGGATGCCATCGGCGTTTTCCTTCTGGCCGTTCCCATGTCCTCGCTGACCGGGGGCGACAAGTCGGGACTGATCGCTGCCGAGAAGGGCAAGGTCCAAGCCCTCGACGCCCGCCTGATGGAGTGCTGACTTATGGGCCAGCACAACCTCCCAGCCTTCTACGACGCTTGGCGCCTGACCTCGCCCGAGGATGTGCGCCCCGCCCGCCCCCGTTTTACCACCGAGGTCACCGTCGCCATCGAGCCGAACGTCTCGTGGGCTGCTGACATGGAGTTGGACGCCACCTTCGCAGCCGAAAGCGGCCAGATGCTGAGCGTCCAGATGGGCGGTCACAAATGCGCGCCGCACGTCTTCGAGGAAATGGTCGGCGGCAAGGAGTTCGACCGCCTGCACGAAGCCGCCCAGCCCGCCATCGAGGAAGCCGTCCGCCAAGCAGAGCGCGACGCCCTCGACGACTGGGCCGATCACCAGAATGACCTGCGGAGGGACCACTGATGATGACCCCCACCCAACACGCCCGCGCCTTCCTCGACATGATCAAGGCTCACCACCCCGACGCCGATAGCTCGACGTCCGATGCAGAGCTGCTGGATCACGTCATGGCCGACGTCTTGCTGCTGGCCGATGGGCTGGCCGTGGACGCCGGGCATCTGATCCGTCGGGCCGAGGCCGAGGTGCGCCGCGACAGCGACCTGAACGGCCCGGTGATCTGGGGCAGCTTCGTTGAGCCGCCCGCCATCGCCGCCGAATAACCCGAACCCGCCGCTGCCTCGTGCCTGTCCCGGCACTGCGGCGCAACTCCCGGTCGGCTTCACCGTCCCCTGCCGACCGGGCCTTTCATTCAACCGATGGAGCCTGACATGGCCTATCTGCCCGAAGTAACCCGACACGGCCTTTTCTCGATGCAAGTCTGCGTCCCCGCCGACTTCACCGACGATCAAGTCAGCAGCTTTGCCGAGCGCGAATGCCCCTGCGGCACCGAGCATGGTTGGTCCATCCGGCGAGAGGGCGATGAGGCGCTGCAAGGCTATCCGGAACGCATGCCCTGCAACGAACGCGATGGCTGCGTTCATATCATGCTGGACGCTTGACCATGAACGCTCTCTGCCCGCCCACCGATATTGCCCTCACCCGCCGCGCCCGGTCGATCATCGCCAGCGCCTCGCCCGTCCTCCGCTTCGGCGGCATGGATGCCGAGATCGTGCTTCCTAACGGCCAGACCTGCACCCACGCCGAGTTCCTGCGCCACGTCGATCTGGCCGAGTTCTTCGACGGTTCCAGCGACCATGACCTGCAAGGCTGGTGCGACGACATCCTGACTCTCGCCGGTCAGGCACCGACCTATGCCGAACGCTACACCGCCCGTCTGGCAGCCGCAGCGCCGAAGCGGATCACCCGCGCCGCGCCCATGCCCAACGAGCGCCGTTTCCCGATCTGGCAGGTGCTGACTTTCTTCGCCGGGTTCGCGTCGGTCATGGCCGCTGCCGCCATCGTGGCAGTCGTCGTGAACCACCTGACCGCGCGGAACACGGCCACGCTGGAGCAGGCCCGCAACCCCGCATTCGTAGAGTGGTCGGAATGAGCACCCGTGATTTCGCCATCAGTCTCGCCGTCCAGCAGATCGGCTACTGGCGCGACGCCAAGCGCCAAGGCCTGCCCAAATCCGCCGCCTATGCCCGCGCCGCAGCGCTGCGGCTGCTGGCACAGGCCAAGAGGTTCCCGAAATGAAGGGTCTGCCCCGCGTCCAGGATGCCAGCCGACCGCGCGACGTGTTTGCCGTGATGGTGCTGGGCGGTGTCGAGCGCCTGACCGAAGCCCTGCGCCGGGGCGATGCCTTCGACGAGCAATCCCTGAGTGAAATGCGCCTGCTGCGCCAGCGTCTGTCCGCCTTTGATGCGGCGCTCGCCGCGCGTGAAACCCTGATCGAGCAACCGACATGACCGCAAAGAACATTCACCAGCGTCTCGCCGCCGCCATGGGCGAAGTCACTTACATCCAGAAAGAGCGCAAGCAGGGTATGAACTACACCATCGTGTCCCATGACGCGGTGACGGCCAAGGTGCGCCCAGTCCTGCTCAAGCACGGCATCGTCTACTATCCCGTGCGCTGCGAACACCAACACAACGGCAACCGGGCCGAGTGCGCGATGACTGTCCGCTTCGTCAACATCGACGAGCCTGCCGACTTCTTCGACGTTCCGACATTCGGCTATGGCATCGACCCCCAAGACAAGGGGCCGGGTAAGGCCATGAGCTATGCCGTGAAATATGCGCTGCTCAAGGCTCTCGGGCTGGAGACAGGCGACGACGCCGATCACGACAGCATCGACCATACAGACCGCGACCCGGCACAGCCGGACCCGGCCATCATCGCACGCCAGAGCATCGGCAACGCAGACACGCTGGACGCGCTTGCCGCGATCTGGCGCGACTTGCCGCCCAGCGTGAAATCCAGCCCCGCAGTCATCCGCGCCAAGGATGACCGTAAGGCGCAACTCGCCGAACAGAAGGAAGCCGCCTGATGAAATCGATCAGCATCGCAGGAAACATCGGCAAAGATGCCGTGACCCGCTCCACCCAGAACGGTGACAAGGTGACCGGCTGGTCTGTCGCTGTCGAGGAACGCGTCGGGCAGGAAAAGCGCACCCTCTGGTTCGACGTCAGCCTCTGGGGGAACCGCGGCGAAAAGCTGGCACAGTATCTGACCAAGGGCACGCGTGTCGCCGTCTCGGGCGAGTTCAGCACCCGTGAGCATGAGGGCAAGACTTATCTGACGATCCGCGCGAACGAGGTCACGCTTCTGGGCGGCGGCGAACAGCGCGGCGAGCGTCAGGATCGCGATGGGGGAGGCTCGCGCGGCGGCGACGGCTATGGCGCGGGCGGGCGGCCTTCAAGCGGCGGGCGGAGCACGGACTTCGACGACGGGGAGATCCCGTTTTGAGCAACTATCGCCACGGCTTCAAGACATCGAAAAACACGGCCTCCGAATACATCATTTGGAATGGTATGCGCGCGAGGTGCTTGAACAAGCAGAACCCTAATTATCACCGCTACGGCGGGCGGGGCATCAGCATCTGCGATCGCTGGGCTGTCGATTTTGTAGCGTTCGTCGATGATATGGGGATGCGCCCATCCCGCAAGCATACGCTGGACCGTATCGACAATGATGGAGACTACACGCCCGAAAACTGCCGTTGGGCGACCATCAAAGAGCAGTGCCGAAATCGGCGCTCTTCGAAATTCCTGACCATCTCCGGACAGACAAAAACCGCCGCCGAATGGTCTGACGAAACCGGCATCAGCCAGTCCCTCATTCACGCGCGCATGAAGATGGGTTGGACAGCCGAGGCTGCTGTCACTCGCCCTCGTCGCGGCCAAGCCAGCAAGGACGGAAAAACCATGCATAAGGCAGACATCTACAGCGCCCTTCCCTTTGGCCCGGAGGTCCGCTGATGCAGGACCTTGATCACAAAGCAGCCCTCGCGTGGGCAATGTCGCGCAGCACCGGCCTTTCTGCATCTGCCATCGTCTGCAGGGCATTCGGCCTTCCCTGTGATGGCAGCTATCCGCACGACGGCGGCGACTTCGGTCGCTGCGAGCGGGCCATGGACATGATCCCCGGACTGCGCGAGCGGCTGCCGCAGATGGCAGAGGTCAACAGCTACTGGGCTGCGCTCGTGCCAGAGTGGGACACGATCAAGGCGGCCGAGGACAAGTTTCGCGTCATCCAGTCGATCATCCGACCGAAGGAAGACAAAGACCCGGCTGTGGTTCGCATGGGGGCCGCCTCGCTCCGCTTCGGGAGGCCGAAATGATGGCCGCGCTCCCCCGCAACGACGGTGACGTTTGGCGCCTCATCCAGCCCATCATCGCAGAAGGATGGGACAGCAAGGGCCTCGTCGCTGATCGCGTCGTGATGGAGCTGGGCATTGAGGACGACACCCAAGCCGAGGAAATGCGGGCGCGCGTCGAGCGCGTCCTGATCGAGCGCACCCTCAACATGACCGGAGGCTGAGATGGCTGGACGCCACGCGATCACCCTCAAGACCAGCCGCGACCGCGCCAAGCTGGGCGTCTGGACCTCCCGCGTCCCGGATGGGTGGCGCGTGGAGTTCAAGGAACCGAAGCGCAGCGACGAGCAGAACGACCGCATGTGGGAGATGCTGAGCCGCATCGCCAAGCGCATGACGATCAACGGCAAGGCCTACCCCGCCGAGTCGTGGAAATGCATCTTCATGCGCGCCATGGGCAAGGAGGCCAGCTTCCTGCCGACGCTGGACGGCGAAAGCTTCTTCCCCACTGGCTTCCGGTCTTCGGATCTGACCGTCCGCGAAATGAGCGACATGCAGACCTTCATTGAATCCTGGTGCGCCGAGCAGGGCGTGGACCTGTGGTCAGAGGAGCGCAAGCAATGAGCGTGCACCCCGGCAACCTCGCAGGCCGCCCGCCGCTGGGCCTCAAGGCACCGAAGCCCGAGCGCGGCACGGCGGCCGCCAAGCGCCACATCGCAGCGATTAAGGCCCTGCCTTGTGTGATCTGCGCCGCCCCCGGCCCGTCCGATGCCCACCACTGCATCAGCGGGCGCTACGGCAGCCGCAAGGTCAGCGACTTCCAGACTATCCCACTCTGTAAGCTTTGCCATCAGGACGGCCCCGAGGCCATCCACCGCGACAAGGCGGCATGGGAAGCTCGCAACGGGCTGGACACCGACTTTCTGCCCGTCGTCGCCGACATGCTGGCTGGCGAATGGGTGAACCCAAGGAGCCGCGCGTGACCCTCATAGGCCACCCCGCCGCTCAGGCCGAGCTGAGCGCCGCCATGAACGCGATGCTCGGCGCCCTGATCCGCGAGAACATCGCCCGCGAGATTGCCGCGAAGGAGGTGGCGAAATGACCGCATGGAAAATCCTTATTGGCTGCGAAACGTCGGGCGCCATGCGCCGCGCTTTCGCCGCCCGCGGCCACGATGTTTGGTCCTGCGACCTCCTGCCGGCTGACGATGGAAGCAATCGGCACATCGTAGGTGACGTGCGGGGACTGCTAAATGATGGCTGGGACATGCTTGTGGTGGCGCATCCGCCATGCACGCGCCTCTGCAACAGCGGCGTTCGCTGGCTTAGCGCCCCACCGCGCGGACGGACTCTGGCCGAGATGTGGGATGAGCTTGCCGAAGGTGCCGAACTGTTCTCTGCCTGCTGGAACGCGCCGGTGCCCCGCATAGCCGTGGAGAACCCGGTCATGCACAAACACGCGAAGGCGCTGATGCCGGCCAGCCTGCCGAAGCCGCAAATCGTCCAGCCGTGGTGGTTCGGAGAGCCCTTTTTCAAAGCGACAGGCTTCTACCTCCGCGGCCTTGCTCCGCTGATCGCTACCGATCGTCTTTCCCCGCCGCGAAAGACCGATGATCCGCAGCGTCACGCCGCCTGGTCGAAGGTTCACCGCGCAAGCCCGGGCCCCGATCGGTGGAAGCTTCGGAGTGCAACATTCCCCGGCGTCGCCGCGGCCTGTGCCGCCCGCTGGTCCCCCCTTGTCGAGGAAATCGCAGCATGACCGACCTCACCGCCACCCCGCTTGCCGCCACTCTGGCAGAGGCACGCCGCCGCACCGATGCGAAGGCCGTGGACGCCGCTATCGCCGATGGCCGGGTCATCCCCGCCGACGACAGCATCACCGGGCAGCTCGTCCCGCGCCCCGAGTATGCGCTGGGCAATCCGGCTCTGTTCCGCAGCAGCTTCACGCCCCGCCGCGATTGGTTCGACCGCTTCTGGGACTTCATCACGGGGGAAGGCAAATGACCGACACGACGAAACCGGACCTGTCGCGGGAAGCGGTGGAGCGGCTGGCAGAGCGCATTCAGTCCAGCAGCTATGGCTGGTGCGCCATCAAGGATACCAATTCCGACACCCTCCGCGCCCTTCTGGACGCCAAAGAGGCGGCGGAGCGGGAAGCCAAGGAACGTGCCGACGCGGCGGAAGGCTACCGGAAAACCATTCGTGGCCTGATGGACCAACTCAACGCAGCCAAAGAGGCCGCACATGGATGACCTGAAAGCAAAGATCGAGGCGCTGCCCGGCATGTATTGCGACTATCAAGGCGGGACGATGGTCCCGATTGATGAGGGCCACGATCCGGCGGTCCACGGCGATTGGATCAGTCGCGGCGATGTCCTCGCCCTCATCGCCACCCATGCCGCCGAACCCGCGCCTGTGGCGGTGGAGGGTGTGAAGGGGGAGTTGCTGCCATGCCCGTTCTGCGGAAGTTCTGGTATTGACCCGACCCTCACAAGACTTCGGCCCTACCCATACTGCACAAATTGTGGGGCAAACGGACCTAACCGCAAAGCTGAGTGGAACACCCGCGCCGCCCTCGCGCCCACGGGCAACACGGCGCTGGTGGAGGCAGCGATTGCTCGGATGCCATTGAAGCAAATTGCGGAGATCAAGCGCAAACACGCAGGATCGGATGGAACCGCCCTTTCCCAACCTGCCACCCCGCAGCCCACCCCCGAGGTGGAGGCGTTGGTTTATGAGCGAGACCGAAATCAAGCATCTCGTCAATGGCATATGAAGAAACGTAAAGAAGCCGAAGCTGACCGGGATAGATACAAAGAGATGTATGAAGCTGCCCTCGCCCGTGGATCGGTGGCCGAGAAGGGGGAGCGGTGATGAGCAATCAAAACACAATCAAGGATTTGGCGTCGGTTAAGGCACTGTTTCAGCAAAGAACAATCGTCAACATACTTACCCAGAAGCCGATCGGATCAAAACCCGATCAAGAACAGGATCCGAAGCCATGACCCCGCCCAAAGACCAAGCGCCGTGGCTGGTGGCGCGGGTAAAACGCGCTCTCGACCGGAAGCCCGATGCGACCCGATGCGATCTGACACGCGAAACAGTTGAGGGCCTTATACATGCATACGAACAGCTTGAGGCCGAGAACGCCGAACTGCGCGGGAAGCTGGAGAAGGTAGAGGCTCGTGAAATAGTCCGGGGTGTCTGGGGGCGCTGCGAAGCCATGGAGAATGAAGCCTACGCCAAGCTTGAGAAGCGCGATGGCATGGATGAACACGAGGTCGGGTTTTGGCGCGGTCAGAAGCTGGCCGCGAAGTCTATCCGCCGTTCCACCGAAATGCCCCCCCTCACCGAACAAGCCAACATCCGCAGCCCCGTGCAGAGCCGGATCCGCGAGCCGTATGAAGGGGAGGATGGCGCATGACCCGATGCTGTATCAAATGCTGGCTGGTCGGCGCTGCCACGGGGATCGTGCTGATGCTGGCTGCGGTGGACGCCCGCGCGGACGGGACGCCGACCCCATACGAGCAGGTGCAGGGCCTCATGTGCCCGCCGCCGGTGATGACACTGGCGGAACGCGCACCGCAGTTCTGGCGGGGCGAGCGGCCCACCTATGGCGCATATACGCCTGACCCGCGCCGGGGGCTGGTAAGCGTGCCGGAGCGGCCAATCGGTGGGGGCGCAGATGAGGCGCCGCCGTCGCAGGTGCCGCTGCCCGCTGCGGGGTGGCTGCTCGGCGCTTCCATTGTCGGGCTGGCTGTTGGTAGATTCACCGCTAAGCGGTTTCGGAGGAAAGAGTGATGGGTAAGGCTGCTTTCACGAAGGCCGCCGTCGTGCGCGCGATCGAGGCTGTCCGCGAGGCAGGCTTTGACCCCGACACCGTGGAGATCACGGCTGACGGGACGATCCGCGCGATGAAGCTGCCGCCCGCGCCCGTCACCAAAGGCACGGATCGCAGCGCGCTGAAGAAGTGGGCGGGCTGATCGGCGTGAAGCACAAGTTCGACGGCTGGTTCACGGAACGCCTGCCCTCCGGAAACCTGCGGCACCGCGTCCGCAAGGAGGGCGCGCCGCGCGTCAAGACGACAATCCCGGTGGGTCCGGATCACCCCGACTTCCTCGAACACTACTGGGCGGCGCGCGCCGGCAACCGATGGGCGCGCGATGCGGCCGTGCATGTGCCAGAGATGTCGCTTCGGTGGCTGGTCAACGAATACCTCGCCCACCTGTCGGCTGAGGTCGATGCGGGGCTGAAATCGTCCAGCACCCTCAAGCAGCGCCGCAGCCAGCTCACCCGCATGTGCGCCATTCCCGACCGGGACGGCACGCCCTACGGCGATCTGGATATCGACATGCCGCAGGCCGCGTTCGTGAAGGTCCGCGATCACATGGTCCGCACCCCGGCCGAAGCCGACAATACCATGAAGGCGGTGCGTGCGATGTATGATTTCGCCATCGAGCGCGGCGACATGGAGACAAACCCGGCAAAGGGCGTTCGCAAGATACACATCAGCAAGGGCGGCGCGAAGCCGTGGACGTCCGAAGACCTCAAGGCTTTCCGCGCGGTGCATCCGCCGGGAACGACGGCGCATCTCTGGCTGACGCTGCTGATGATGACCGGATGCCGGATCGGCGATGCCATGCTGCTTGGACGAAAGCACGAGGTCCAGCGCGACGGCATTACATGGCTGGAATGGCAGCCCGGCAAGAAAGGATCGGCCCCGGTATCCGTGCCCCTGCCCCCGCCCCTGTTTAATGCCTCACGGGCGATGACCGTGCAGGGCGATGCCTACCTGCTCAGCGAGAAGGGCCAGCCGTTCGGGAGCGTGGAGAGCCTGCGCCAGCGCGTGCGCCGTTGGTGCGATGCGGCTGGGCTGACCGAACGGTCATCGCATGGCATCCGCAAGGCCCTCGCCGGGCTGCTCGCCGAGATGGGATGCTCCGATCACCAGATCATGTCGGTTTTGGCGCACACCAAGGCGACGACCACAGCTATCTATACCAAAGGGGCGAAGCGGCGCGTTCTGGCGCAGGATGCCATGCAAACCCTAAGCGGGCTGGACTGGTAA